ACTGCCCAGCTTACAAAAGACCTTATTAATGCGGTTGCTAAAATTCGCATGGGTGATGGTTCGCCTATGCAAATTAAATTTTCTGATGGGAAAACACGCACCATTTACAACGATGGAAGCGGCTCAGAAGATATTTTAGGCCTTGCTTTTCGTAATATGGGTAGCCAATTTGATGCGGCAACTGCTGCATTAAAACCACCAGCTCCTGCCCCAGCACCAAAACCTGCGCCTACTCCTACGCCTATTGCACAAGTTGCACCTACGCCAGCCCCTAAACCTGCCGCACAACCTGCTGCGCAACCAGCAGCTACGCCTGTTGCTCAAGTAGCTCCGCAATCTGCTTCCGTTCCATTTGCTTTGCAGGGCGGTAATTCTGCGTTTTTTCCAAATCTTGACCCAAAAACAGGTTTGCCGATTATTAAGCAGTCGGTTATTGACGCAGAGTTAAATAAAACAAAATCTAATGTTTTAACGGCTAACAACTCCAATATTCGTGATGCTATTTATGGTTCTGGTTGGAATGCTAAATCTGACGCTGTACAGGTTTTAAAAGGCGCAGCGGTTTACGGGTTGAACAAAGCACCTGTGGGCATGGGTGGCTTGCAATACCAAAGCCCAGAGGGTAAAGCTTTAACTGATGCTGATTTTATAAATGCTGCTAAAGCTGCTGGTATTGACCCAAACCAATATTATTCAAAACAAAATGTTGGCCCAATGGGTGCGCCTGTTAATGCTTTAAATAAAGATGCTTTGTATAACGCAATTAACGACAAAGCTAAAAATCTTTATTCTATTACTAACACTATTGAAGCTGGTGCAAGAGGAAAGGCAACTCCTCACGCAACTATTTTGTTTACGTCTGACGGTCAAGGAAACCTTGTTGCTGCGGCTAATCCGCAAACAGGTCAACCGGCTATTAAATATGCAAGCGCGACTAGATATGCAGAAGCACCAGGTTTTTTAGAAGAATGGGGGCCTATGCTTAGTATGGCTGGCCTTGCGTTTGGCGTTCCTGCAATTATGAAAGCTGTTGGTACAGCGGGGGTAAGTGCTGGCACATGGGCGGCTGCTAATGAAGCGGCAGGATTAGGCACTATGGCGGCTGGAACGCTTGCGCCTGATGTTGCCGCGTTAATTGGTTCTGGCGTAGGTGCTGCTGGTGGTGGTTTTGGTGGCGGTGCGTTTGGCAGTATTGGCCCTGAAGCTTTTACAGCTTACACAGGTGCGCCTACAACTGCTGGTTTAACAGCAGAACAAATTGCAGCCGGCGGTGGTGGCGGCTTTGGTAACGGTATGTATGGAAGCATTGGCAACGCTGCAAATGCGGCAGGGCAATTAACTCCGGAGCAATTAGCTGCCGCACAACAGGCTTTAGGTAACGCATCACAAATTACTGGAATTTCTGCTTCTCAAATACCTGGCATGAATGCAGCGGCACAAGCTGCAGGTATTGGCGGCGGTTTAGGAACAAGTGTTAGCGCGTTAAGTTCTTTGAGCAAGCTGCTTGGGTTGGATTCTGGCGGGACTACTGGTACTGGTGGCGTTGCCGGTGCTTTAACCAATTCTGCTTTATCAAATATTTTAGGTTCTGGTGGTCAGGCTTTAGCTTCTTATTTTGGCGGTCAAGCGCAAGCTGATGCGGCTAAAGAAGCGGCGAAGAATCAAATGACCATGTTTAACACTATTAATAGCCAGTTAGCTCCGCAACGTGGTGCTGGTTATCAAGCGTTAAATCAGATTAGGTCGATGTTGCCTGGTCAATCTATGGCTTACAACGAATTAGGCCAACCTGCCGGCGTACAAACTGGAACGGATTATTTAACCCGCCAATTTACACCTCAAGATTTATATGCTGGTCTTGCGCCTAATTATCAATTTATGCTTGGTCAAGGTCAGCAAGCGCAACAACGTGCGGCTAATGTTGGAGGTGGTTTAATTGGTGGTAATGCGTTGCGTGGTCTTGAGGACTATACGCAGAACTATGCTCAAAACGCTTATCAAAACGCTTTCGGCAATTTCCAAAACCAGCGCACAGGCATTTACAATACCTTGGCGGGTATAGCGGGGCTTGGTCAGCAAGCAGTTAATACTGGCGCACAAGCAGGACAAGCTGCTACTACAGCGGCTGGTCAATTAGGCGTTGGTTCAGCGGCAGCTCAAGCAGCAGGTTTGTCAGGTGCGGCAAATGCTGCGCAAGGCGGTTTGCAAAACTATCAACAAAATCAAATTCTTCAAGCTATTTTGGGTCAAAATCAAAACGTAGCGCAAACGCCACCATACGCACCATAAGGAATTATCATGCCTGATTACGGTTTTAACTACAACTTAGGCCCACAAGCCAAGCAAACTAATCTTGCTGATATGTTGAACTTTGCTAATTCTGCGCAGCAGTTTCAGCAAGCGCAACAGGTTAATCCTTTGTTATTGCGTCAACAGCAATTAGCTACGCAAAAAGCTGAAGCACTTGTTCCTGAAGAAATTCAAACTGGCGTTGTTACTGCGCAAGAAGAACGCAAGCGGCAGCCAATAAAAACGAAAAAAGAAGCTCTTGAGTATTACACTAAGAATTCTGATCGTGCTATGCAAATCATTACAGGTGCTTTACGTGATCCTGCTATAGCAAACGCAGCTCAAAACCCACAAGCAGCGGCGCAAGTGTTAAGCCAAATGAATGAATTAATGCTAAACAATGGCGTTGATGAAAGCATTGCTAAAGCGCACATGGCTCCGCTGATGACTGTGTTGCAAAACGAACCTGATAAGTTACCTGCGGTTTTGGCAAACATTGGAACGGCTGCAACTACTAGCGAATCACAACAAGGTCGCAGAACTCCACAGCTTACGACTACGGCTGGCGGCGCACCTGCTTTATATACTGCGGAACCAGGCACGATTACGCAACCAAACATTCAAAGCCAACAACAGCCACAAGCACAACCACAAGGGCAACCAGTACCAACTACTACAGGCCAAACTTATCCTAAACGTGTTGCCGGTGATTTGCGGCCTTATGCGCCTGGCGAAGCTGAAGATGAAAAAATGGGCATTGCCTATAGAAATTCTCTAGTTAAACGTCAGGGCGAATTAACAACGTCTAAGCGCAACCTTGACGAAGTTATTAAAGAAGCGACAGGATTAAAAGAAAGCGTTTGGCCTTCAACTGGCATCATGGGAACGATTGTTCGTAAGTTTAGAGATTTTGCTGGCGACCCAACTTATAAACAGCTTTCTAAAGATTTGGCGAATGTTCAAATATCAAACATTCAAGCTATGGGCGGTTCTATGGATACCGTCGCAGGTCAGCAATTAACCCGCATGGCTAACGGCGATGAAACCTACCCGCCTGAAGTGCTTATTAAAATTGCGCGTCGTGCTTATGCTGATTTAACTGATTTGGATATGAGGGCAACGGCTGCGCAAAAGTTCTCGCAGAAGTTTGGCGACGCAAACATGAACGCATTTAAACAACAATGGTCTGCGAATTCTGATAGCAAGTTGTTTGAAGCAATGGCTATTGAAAAGTCAAACTTGCCTGTTGCTGAAAAGAAAAAACAGTTTAAGGAACTAATTGGCAATGACCCAACTGTTTTAAAAGACTTGCAGCAAAAGAAAAAGAATCTTGAAAAACTAATGGCTACAGGTGAACTGTAATGGGCGCACTTGACGAGTTTTTATCGGCTGAAAAAGGTGTGCAACCTAGTGATATGGGTTGGAAAGGCGAACCAAAAGTTGCGCCTAAAACAGACCAACGTCTTTCAATATTGCAAAAAGAATTAGCTGATGAGCAAGCCAAATTAAAATCTGGCGATACATGCGCACAATCTAATATTGACGCTATCAATAGAGAAATTAAGTTTGTTGGCGGTGGCAAAATTGCTGCAAAACCTGCTGAACCAGTTAGTTTATTAGACGATTTTTTAAACCAATCTGACCAACTTGGCCCAAGCATAAACGTTGAAGTTTCTGGCGGCGTTCAGGAACAACCAACCCAGCCAACACAACCGACAACGGCTGACAAACTAATCGGTCTTGGTGAACTTGGGCTAACGGCTGCTTCTGGACTTGTTGCGCCTATTGTTGGTGGTGCTGCCGGTATAGCTGAAAACGTATTAGGCGGTACTTTAGGCACTCAGGAAGGGCTTAAAAAGGCTGAGGAAACGGCTGGCAAAGTATCTGAGGCTTTGACGTATGAGCCTCGCACAGAGGCCGGCAAAGCGGTTACAGGTCGAGCTATGAGCGCATTACAAGAAGCTTTTGAAGCTTCTAAACTGCCGCCTGTTATGCCTGAAGCGTTGCCTATTGCTGGTGCGCAAAAGCCAATTATTGAAAAAGCACCAACTGTTAAACCGTTGGCTGTTGCTGAACGTATTGAACCAACTACAGGTAAGCCAAGGCTAACGGCAGAACAATACAAACAAAAACTACAGCAAGAGTTTTACGGCAAGTTAGAGCCTCAAGCTATGGCTGGCGTTGGTGCGGCTAAAACTGCTGACGCTTCAATATTGGCTGAAGCAAAAGCTAGGGCTACTCCTGAACTACGTGCAGAACTAGAAAAAGTTAAGCCTGGCGATTTGAATGTTGAGGCTTTAAATAGAATTATGGAAGCAGATCAACTTCCGGTTCCGCTTCGTTATACGAAAGGCCAAGCAACTCAAGACCCAATTTTGATTAGCAAAGAAAGAAACGAAAGAGGATTCAAGGAACAATACGCCGAAAGATTTAACGAACAAAACAAAGTATTGCAAGAGAACGCGAACTTGATGAAAGAGCGCGTTGCGCCTGACGTAAACACAACCAGCTTTGTTGAAGATGCCGAACGTTCAATTGATTTGATGGGTAAGCGCATTAAAGCTGACGATGATGCTATTACTGCTGCTTACAACAGCTTAAAAGATTACGGTGCTGGCAAGCTTGAGGTTGACAGTCAAACATTTGGCAATAGCGCAATGAAAGCTTTACGTGAATTTGATGAACAAGAGTTTTTGCCGCCTTCAATTTTAAATAGAATTAAAGATTACACAGAAGGCAAGGCAATGAACTTTAACCAGTTCGAAAACCTTCGGACTGTGTTGGCTAGGGAAACACGCAAAGCACAAGCTGCTAATGATGGCAATGCAGTTCATGCGTTGACTGTTGTGCGTAGTGAACTAGAAAAGATGCCTTTGTTAAATGAAACAGGCGAAGCAAAGGTTTTGGCTGATAAGGCTAGGTTGTTGGCTAAGTCTCAGTTTGATTTGTTAGACAAAAAGCGCGACACATACAACCCGCTTTATGCTGATGTAATGAATGGCATTGCTGATACTAAAGACTTTATTCCAAAGCTTGTGTTTAGGTCTAAGAACAAAGACTTTGTAAAAACAATGGAAACTTTAGGAGAAGGTGATCCGCAAGCAGTTCAGCATTTGCGTTCAGGTGCTTTGGATTACATGATTAGAGAATCTACCGACGCAAGCGGTAATTTCTTGACCGGCAAATTTAATAAATTAGTTAATAATCTTGATGTAAACAAAAAGCTTGATCCTTTGTTTGGCGATGAGGCTAAAACAATTAGAGCTTTAGCAAATGCTGGTAAAAATGTTGAAGCAAGGCCAAAAGGTTCGTTTGTAAATGAATCAAATACGGCAACAGCTTTAGGTGCTTTTGGAAAAATGGCTGGGCAATATGTAACAGAGGCCGCAAAACGCGTTCCTGTTGTTGGTGCTGTAGTTGAGCCGGCACAACAAATTGTTCAGCAACGCAAAATAGCAAAAGAAATTAAACAAACGCTTAAACCTGGTGCTGGCGTTAAGCTTTCAGATATAGGGAAGAAAAAATAATGGCAGTCAATTTATCACCAATAGGCAACGGCTTTCAGTTCTTTACAGTATTAGGTGAACCACTATCCGGTGGTTTTATTTATACTTATCAGGCTGGAACAACTACTCCGCTGGCCACTTATACAACGTCAGCAGGTACGATTGCTAACACTAATCCTATAGTGCTAGGAACGGATGGTAGGCCACCACAAGAGATTTGGCTGAACTCAGGTTCCAACTATAAGTTTGTGCTAACAGACAGTTCTAACGCTGTTATAGCTACCTACGACAACCTTTATGGAATCTTGGGTAGTTCTTCGTCAACAACTGCTGTACCAACTGGCTGCATTCTTATGTGGTCTGGTTCAATTGGATCAATACCTAGTGGCTATACTCTCTGCGACGGTACGAATGGAACGCCTGATCTTAGGGATCGTTTTGTTGTCGGGGCTGGTACTTCTTATTCGGTCGGTAATAACGGCGGTTTCGCGTCATCCGGAGTGGTTACTTCCGTTGGCACGAATAACCCGCTTTATTACGCTTTAGCCTTCATACAGAAAACATAAGGTGCAGGAAATGTCAGAAGTGGATATGTTCAAATACGGTCAGCTTGTTGCTCAAGTCGAATCTTTAGATAAGAAGGTTGATAAGCTAGAAGGCAAGATTGAAGAACTGTTAGAGCTTGCCAACAAGGGCAAAGGCGGCATGTGGTTTGGTATGGCACTTATTTCGACATTAAGTGCTGCGTCAGGTTATGTAATCCACTTGTTTACTAAAAATTGACCCGCTTACAATTCTTGCGGCTGCAAAACTTGCTGCTGCTGCTATCAAGCAGGGGTGCGAGTTGTACCAAACAGCTAAGGCCGATGGTATGGAATTGGTCGATGCTTACGGAAAAGCTAAAGACGTTGTTGCAGACATTAGTGGGCATTTGGGCAGCTTTTTTAAAGCGCATGAACAGCTTGAAAAACATGTCCATGAGGAAGAATTAAAGACCAAGAAAGCGCGTGATCCTGAACTATCAGTAAATCAGGAAGCGTTTAATAGGGTCATGGCAGTAAAAGAAATGAATAGGTTAGAAACTGAGTTACGCGAAACTCTCGTATATTCGGCACCGCCACAATTGGGCGCAATTTGGTCATCTTTTGAAGCTATGCGTGATAGGGTTAAAGAAGAACGTGCAGAAGTACAGCGTCAAGAGTTACACAAGCAGCAGGTAGCGCAATGGCGACGAGCAAAAATAAAAAAGAAGATAGAAGATCAACTGACATCCATTTTCGCAGTAGTGTTCGTGATAGCGTGGTTCCTATGGGTGATGATTCTAATAAGGACGAGCCACACGTTTCGTGGACAGTATTCTTTGCCGTATTGGTGGTGTGCCTTGTGCTAGTTATTGTCTTGCCAGCTTTAGGCGTTATGTACATGGACATGAACAACGCAACAATTAGGGCGATGGAAGAAACCAAAAAGATGCGTGAGTTACGCGCAAAGATACTTTTAGAAATACAGGGGGAATAATGCTCACAATCTTTAGCACGTTGGTTTCGTTCCTAATGGGCGGTTTGCCTAAGATATTTGATTTCCTGCAAGATAGGTCAGACAAAAAGCATGAAATACAGCTTGCGCAAATGCAGACTGAACGTGAATTACAAATGGCTACGGCTGGTTATGTAGCGCAGCAGCGTATAGAAGAAATAAAGCTAGACGAGATAAAGACGCAAACAGCGTCGGATGAGCGACAAACTCTAGTAGGAGCACAACAGGCTGAAATGGCTGCTATTTACGCGCATGACACAAGCTTAAACGAAGGAACTAGCCAATGGATGAAAGACCTTAGAGCTTCTGTAAGGCCGGTCATTACCTATGGGTTCTTTTTCCTGCTGGTGGCTATTGATGCGGTTTTGGCTTACCAAGGTATCAGTAGCGGCGCAGATTTTAAGGTATTGGCTGACCAGCTTTGGGATGATGAAACACAGGCTTTGTTTGCGGCAATTATAAGTTTTCATTTTGGCGGTCGGGCGTTTGGCAAATGATTAGCCCTAAAGCTTTAAAGATGATTCAGCACCATGAAGGGACAAAACTGAAGCCTTACCGTTGTCCTGCAAGCCTTTGGACAATTGGCACAGGCCATGTTCTATATCCAGAGCAAGGTGCGATGAAAATTGAAGATAGGGTCAAGTTTCAATTAAAGCCAGCGGATAATCGGATATTTACAAGGGAAGAAGTAGATGCAATTTTGGCGAAGGATTTGGAACGGTTTGAGCGCGGAGTTCTTAAATATTGCCCTAATGCTGCTAGTCGCCAAAATTGGATGGATGCTCTTGTCAGCTTCAGTTTCAATGTCGGGTTGGGAACTTTACAGCGCAGCACACTCAGACAAAAGCATAATCGCGGTGATTACCAAGGTGCTGCCGACGAGTTTTTGAAGTATTGCAAGGCCGGTGGTAAAGTCCTAAGAGGACTTGAAAACCGGAGGAAAGATGAACGGTCACTTTATTTGGGGAACTAATATGAAATACAAGATTGAAAAAGCCGAACCTAAAAAACATGAAGCTTCTGAAAAGCATTATGTTGTTGAAAAGGATTTAGCAAAAGAAGTGCGCAAAGTAGAAAAAGAGTTAAAAGCGCATGAGGCTAAGTCTATGTCTGAGGCGCACAAGAAGTAGGCTTCTTTTTACTTAGGTAAGGGCTGATGCTGCGTTTGTTCATACAATCCTCGCAACGCCAACCCCTACACAAGCCTGGCTGTTTATAACCGCCTTGCTCTGGCTTTTTACGCTGGCAGGTAGTGCAAAACCGTTTAATCATCTAGCAAAACCATATTTAATATGGCTGATGCAATAAACAGGCAGCAACCAACGCCAATTAAGAAAATACTGGCTGACAAAACGCCAACCAAAACCGCTGTCAGTATGTCCATTATTGTTTCCCTATAGATTCAATTCCTTGCACCGTCATGTGTCTGAATGCAGCCCATTTTTTTTGATAAAAAGGGTCTTCAGTCGGTGGAATCCATTTATATATTTTGCGCCAACGAATAGTTACGTCGGTAGTAGCTGGCGTATAAATGTAAGAATCAGACAAGTGCATACCGTTGCTTAAATGGTTCATGTTGTTCCTTTCGAAATTAACTTATAAAGTTTATAACGTCGGTCAGCAGACCATTTGTCTAAGATAACATAGCCGCTTCTACGCAGTTCTCCAACCCTAGTAGCTAGTTTCATAGTACCGGCTTCGTTTAGCGCGTCTAAGGGGCTTTTCCAGCCTTTCTTGAGGCATTCTAAGATTGCTTGACGTTGTTTCATGCTAGGTACTCCACAATAGATTCAGCAAAAATCGCAAGGGCAATAACTAGGGCTATGGTTAAGCGTGGGTAATTAGTAGTCATTTCCAATCGCCTTTCTCTGCTTGCAATGCTTTTAAAGTCTTTTGCAATGCGTCTAATTCTTTTGCCATTTCTTCATAGGATTGGCGCAAACTCAAATAATCCTCGCGTAAATGACCAAAGTTGCGCTTTAGGATAGCTACGTGCGCAAGGCCAGTTCCAAAATTATCCAATTCAAGGCCAAGTTCGCGGCCTAATAATTCGGTGTTTTGCGTGTTTGTTTCGCTAATTACTTGATGAATGTCTTTGAATCCCATGATTTCTCCTTAGTAAAGTCAAGTAAGAGGGGGCAAGCCCCCTATTTTTATTTTCCGCAATTTGGTTTTGTATTGTTAAAAAATCTTGCTTTATTTTGTGCTGAACCTTGTTGTGTGCCTGGGCAAGAACAAGTAATAATTAAACCGTGTAATTCATCAATTCTTGCTGGATGCAATTTAATACCGGTGCGACCAATTTTGACTGCGCCTGTAGTTTCGATATATTTGTTTGTCATTTTGTTTTCCTCAGTAAAGTCGTTTTGTTTGCTGCTGAGTTGAATATTAAGCAGCCTTAATGTTTACGTCAAGCAATACTATCAAAATATTTAAAAATAATTTGAGTGTTGCATTTTTGATACATTGATAAGTTAAAACAGACCAACTGATAAGTTAAAAAAGGAAGGCCAGCCGCACGCTTGTTAAAGCCAGCCTTCCAAGGGGGAACTAGATGTTGTTTTTGACGCGATAGAAGGCAAGTAGGTGGCTAAACATTAGCCAAGCTTTTTGCATGTCTGATTCGTCGTGCTTGATGATTTTGACGTTGCCTTGCAGGTCAACATAAACATTGGCACAAAGCGCGTCAGGAAGGCCAAGGCCAACCCTATAAGCTGCCAATTGCATTAGCTGTTCGTCATAGGCTGCGGTTTTATCGTCAACAACTTCTTTTGTTTTGAAGTCTATGACAATATCTTCGCAATGTAGATCAACCTTGCCGCCAAAGCCATCATAGGCAAAAGACTTTTCAGTAATCCAGTTTTGGCTGCCAAACTCTTTGACAACGGCAAAATAGGTTTCCTTGGCAAAGTCGGGATATTCACGCTGACGTTTATTGAAATAATCCTCAATCACGTTGTGCATGTCTGTGCCGCGATCAGCAGCTTCAGCAGACGTTTCCTTGCTTGTTTGCATAATTCGGCCAAACCAATCGGCTTCAGCTTCACCGTCGTTTCTAGGCACGCTTATGGCGGCTTTTAAAACTTGCTGCTGCTTCCATAGATCAAGACCTGGTGCTGCTGCCACACGCAAGATTGTGGTCACAGATGGCACTAAATCATGTTCTCTAGCGTCACGCAGGGTTGTATCGCGTTCTTTGCCGTTCTTGCCTATGATTGTGTACATAGGGCTGCCGTCGCTTCTTTTATACCAATGACCAGCCATTATTTTTGCTCCTTTGCGGGTCTGCCGCGTTTTGGTTTCATCATTTCGCCAACTTCGTCAACGGTAATAGCGGGTATAAAGTTTTCTTTGTCCATATAAGCAGGAATAGTAATAGGAATATGTTTTTCAATATATTCGCCGCACCAATCGCCACCAGATTTAACCTCAACCTTTGGGTAACGTTTGCATGATCCGTAGTGGCCATCATGCTGATAAAACTTGCAGTCTTTACAGTTCATAATGTTTCCTATCAAAACGGAATTTCTTGGTCGAAATTATCATCTGATTCAATAGGATCAGGTTGTTTCGGTTTTTTGCCTTCGGTCATTGATCTATATTCAAACGACTTCAAAACCATTTCTTTGCGGCCTTGAGATAGTTTCTCAAACTTTTCTTGGTCAAAGTTCAGAACTTCAAACATAAACACTTCATTCACGCCTTCAGGCAACCCAGCTTTTAAATAAACTGCCGGTACTGGCAACAATGAATCAATAGCGGTTTTGCCGTTATTACCAATAACAACGTTGACCATCGCAAATTGACCAAGCAACTTTTTAAAATTGAACGCTTCTTTATTCTTGGCAAGTTCATCAAAATTGATTTTTAACCAGCTAGTCAAATGCGCACGTAGTTTTGATTTTTCGTGCATTGTAAGGTTGTAGTATTTATTGACTATGTACGGCTTGCCATTGGTTGCGACTAAGGGTTTGCCTGAATCATCTTCGCCATGCAATTCAAATTGAAAGATGATCTTGTTTTCCATCTTGATTTCACCCTGCCATTCAGATTGGCTAGTGCCAACATGCAGGATTTGATATAGGCGTCCAAGATGTAAACCGGCTGGTGCTGCTTCAAATTCTTTTTGGCCTGGTGCTTTAGCTTCGGGGATATTAATTAGCATTTTGTTTACCTTTAGTTGTGTAAGTAGATTTGCCGCAAGCCCAGCGAATAAGTGAGATTTCGTCAGGTTCAAGCAGGTTTTCAATTTTCCAAAGAACTGCTTCAAGTCGTTCTTCGATTTCGTCCATAAGTAGCTTTTGATCGTCCATAAAATTAAGTCTCCAAGATAAGTCGCGAATTCACGACAGGAAACAGGTTAAGCTAAGTTAATTGACCAGTCAAGGTTTATTTGTTAATCTACGTTAATGAATGATTCCCAAATAATTGATATGTTAGGTGGCCCGACAGCTATAGCTAAACGGCTAAATATTTCACCGCCAGCGGTATGCGTTTGGCGTAAGAACGGCATTCCAGAAGATAAAAAAGTTTATTTAGCTGCAATGATTGAGGAACAATCGGGCGGTTTAATGACTAGAAAGGCCATGTTTCCAGCTATGTATGCGTGGATTTGGCCTGAGATTTCACTAAAACACACTAAATGACGCAAATAGTGCTAGTGTATTGGTACTAATTCTCGCGCCGCTTCCCTTCGGCGGTTTAGGCCTCAATTAATCCTTGAGGCTTTTTTTTTAATATGCTATCTTGTGCTTGTCTATGTGCGGGCATAAGACAAACCCAAAGCCTTTTAGCTTTGGTTCTCTACCCTTCGGGGCGTGCCCGCACACGCAAGAGAGCCAAGACTAAAGGGCTTTTTTGCGTTTAGACCGTTCTGGTCGCGTTAGCAGAGAGCCTTGTAGGGGCTGCCACCAAGAAAACCTATGCGCCTACTGACAAGACAGCGCGTGAACTTACTACGGGTATCACAGGAACAAGAGAACACAGGTGGTGTGGCGGCTAGGCGATCCGAAATCGTCCTCTTGGAAATCGAACGTAGTCCTTCGGGAATAGTAGCTTGCAAGACTTTATCTTTCGACTTTACTGCGCAGGTAGCTAAATTAGGTGAGTACCACCTAATTGTCTTGTCCTATGCCTGAAACAAAAATAAATAAAAAGAATGTGTAGAAAATGCTTGACTACAACATTAAGACAACTTAATAATATTAAGCAGGAGGAAATAACATGAAAAGATTATTAATTGCGTTAATGCTTGTTTCTGGTTTTGCAAATGCCGAAGAATGGTTTGAAAGCCTAAATGAATCAGGTGGAAAGATTGTTTTGCTAACCAGCGAATGTAGCAGTAGGCCAGATCAAAAGACGCTTAAAAGAATGTATGCAGCTCACAAGAATGGTCAAACGTATTGGGGTTGCTGGAATTATTGGTCAGATCAAGTTCACGTTATTTATGATGAGGGTATGTCCTACACCTATGACCCTGCTTTGTTTGTTAGGAAAACTAAGCCATGACTGAACAACAAGAATTTGAAGCGTGGTGGGATCAGGATTGCGACACAAGAGAAAACCCATATTCACAACATTCAATGATGTATTGGGCATGGGAAGCGTGGAAAGCTGGACGTAAAGCAGAGCGCGAAGCGTGTGCGAAGGTGTGTGAAGAAGCGTGTTATCAAAACATTGGAACCTTAGATGTTGCCGCAGCTATCCGCGCAAGGGGGCTAGATAACATGAACAAACAAGCAGAAAAGAATGGAGAGGAATTATGAACCCAACAAATTACCTACGCTTTGTTAAGCGATTTGTACCTATACACGGCGAACCACATCGCCCTAATGGTGCAGTGGGCAAATCAGTAATGATCCTTCAGCAGTTATGGGAAAGCCCTACAAAAGTAGATTTAATTACTGGAGAGTTCTTATCTGAATGGCGTGACGTACCTACGGAGGAAGCATGATTAACTTAACACGCGAAGAAGCGCAGCAAGTAATGGATGCGTTGGAAGACGTAATGGATGACGCAGAAGAACCGCACAAAACAAAAAACGCATTTGAATTTCTACGCGCCAAACTAAGCGAACCTGAACCGGATGCTGCTTATGGCTACGCATCACGCCTTGCGGAAGCAATTTACCAAAAGCATTACAGGCAAGATTCGCCGGAATGGAAACCGCTTGATGACACTCTCGGTGTTTTAACGCAGATAGACAACATGACTTGTCGGCTTGTGAAAGCGCAGCCTGAACCGGAGCCGGTGGCGTGG